CCTTTCTAACTCTAGATTTTTAAAAATTATCAACAATTTTCTGAATGAAGAGGATAGAGTGTTGTTCGAACATGAATTCGTTAGACTAACATGGGATAAGCCCGACTTAACCGCTGACGAATTAAATCTTTATCTAAACGTCTGCAAAGAAGTTATAAATTTAGAAGTTATTAGCGCTCATCTTAATAAATTGAACAGCATGTTCGATGAGGCAGACGAGCAGCAAGAAATGTCTATCCGCTTAGCGGAGATCATCAAGACAAAGAGTAGCGAGTATCATCAATGCGAAACCCGCATCGAGAACCTTACAAAGAAGCTTCAAGGCGACAGGGGAGAGCGCATGAAGAAAATGCATAAGGAAAACGCATCTTTTCTCGCTATTGTGCAATTATTCCAAGAGCAGGAAGAAAGAGAGACGATGGTCCGAATAGCTGAGATGCAAAAAGAATCAATCAAAAAAGAAGCTGAAAGGCTTGAAGGAATGGCGGAATGGAAAGCTAGAGTTTTAGGGATAAGTCAAGAAGATGCAATTTAAATGTCAGGAATGCGGCAAGGAGTTCAAAAGCCGAAGAAGTTTACATACTCATGTAAAAGCTCATGATCTATTTGTGGGTGACTATTATGTAAAATATTACCCACGTTTTGATAAGTTAACTAATCAACCGATAGAGTATAAAAATTACGATCAGTATTTCGCTACTGACTTCATCAATATATCTAATATGAAAAAGTGGTGCGATCAGGCTCCGCGAGAAGAGGTTAGAGAATTTATAAAAAAGTCTTTAAAAGAAAAGCTGGGAGCCAAGGGCATTCAAGCAGGTCCGCCGTCCACTTACCTACTAACGGGTGGTCTGCCCGACATCGACATCTGCAAACAGATGTTCGGCAGTTATCGTGAAACCTGTCAGCATATCGATATGCTCCCCATGCTATCAGCGTCTTTACCAAAAGATTTTCAAAAAGATTATAGTGATACACCTATACTAATTGACACTAGGGAACAACAGCCATTATCTTTTATCAATTCTGACTCATTGAAATTGGATGTGGGCGACTATGCCGTAGGGGGTGATCTATACGACTATACATTTGTGGATAGGAAGTCTTACCAGGATTTTTGCTCTACTATTACAAATGGCTATTCGCGTTTTATAAAAGAGTTAGAAAGGTGCAGATCTATTGGTTGTTATCTTTATATAGTTACAGAAACAGCCTTCGATGATATGTGGGCCACCAATAAAAAAGGCTTCAAGAAGTTTAAACTAGATTATGTTTATCATCAGATGCGTTCTATACAATCTGAGTATACTGATTGCTGTCAATTTGTGTTTAGTGGCTCTAGAGAGAAAAGCGAGGAGCTTATACCCAAAATCCTTGTTTTAGGAAAGAAGCTCTGGGAAGTAGACCTTCAATATTTTTGGGACAAAGAAATTAAAAAAGATGGCTTGGGAAACAGGAAAACAGAAGCTCCACAGAGAGTACAAGGATATAAACAAACTCATTCTAGAAAAAGAGGGGTATTTAGAAGAAGCGGAAGCTAAGATACTTCTTTATAAATTTTTTAGAGAGAATCCTTCTTTTGCTTGTGAATTGCTTACAGGGGTAAAATTATTCCCTTTCCAGCATATGGCTATCAAGTCCATGATGGAGTCCGATTACTTTTTGGGGATCTGGAGTCGCGGAATGTCCAAAAGCTTCTCTACAGGCGTTTTCGCGCTCTTAGACGCTATTTTTAATCAAGGTGTTCAGATAGGTATCATCTCGAAGTCTTTTCGACAGTCTAAAATGATTTTTAAAAAGATAGAAGATATCGCAAAAAGCCCTAAAGCTGCATTCTTCTCTCAGTGTATAACTCGCACATCTAAGATGAATGACGAATGGGTTATGGAGATAGGGAGAAGCAGCATAAGAGCGTTACCTTTGGGTGACGGAGAAAAGTTGAGGGGTTTTCGTTTCCAACGGATGATTATTGACGAATTATTGTTGATGCCCGAAAAGATTTACAACGAGGTTATCATACCCTTCTTGTCTGTTGTGGAGAATCCTACTGAAAGACAGGAAGTCTACGATCTAGAGACTAAGATGATAGAGCAGGGGAAAATGAAGGAAGAAGAAAGAAAACGGTGGCCAAACAACAAGATTATTGGTTTATCTTCTGCCTCTTATAAATTTGAATATCTTTATAAGATATATCAAAAATACGAAGCTTTAATATTAAACGAAAAAAATCAAGATGGAGCGCATAGAACGATAATGCATTTTAGTTATGATTGTGCGCCAGAACAACTTTATGATCAAAGCTTAATCAACCAATCTAAATCAACAATGAGCCAATCTCAGTTTGACCGAGAGTTTGGGGCTGTCTTTACTGATGACAGTTCTGGATACTTTAAGGTTAGTAAAATGGCGGCTTGCACGGTCCCAGATGGCGAAGGGCAATCTGTAGAAGTAGTGGGCAATCCTAAAGACGAATACATCTTGGCTTTCGACCCATCGTGGTCTGAAAGTGAAAGCTCTGATGATTTTGCGATGATGCTTATAAAAATAAACAAGCAAACTAGGAAAGGGACGATAGTTCACAGCTACGCTTTATCAGGAGCTAGCCTTAAAACTCATATAAAATATATGGCTTATGTACTTACACACTTCAATATATCAGCTGTGGTAGGAGATTACAACGGTGGAGTGCAGTTTATCAACTCTTGTAATGAAAGTGAGATATTCAAAAGGAAGAATTTAAATGTAGGAGTCATAGAGGCTGATTTAGACAAATCAAAAGATTACAACAAGAACTTAAGAAGGCTTAAGAATCAATATAACAAATCAGATAAAAAGTTTGTTTTCTTGAGGAAGCCTACATCTGCTTGGATTAGATTAGCTAACGAATCCCTACAATCAGCTTTCGATCACAAACGTATATTCTTCGCTGGTGCAGCAATGAATGATGACTACAACAATCAAAGAAAGTCTAGAGTTCCAATCGATCAATTAAAATTCATAAGGAACGATACAAATGAAAAAGGGCCAAAAGGGGCTAGGATGATCGACTTCGTAGAACATCAAAGAGATATGATGGATTTGATCAAAGTCCAGTGCGCTATGGTTCAAATTACGACCTCTGCACAAGGGACACAGAGTTTTGATCTCCCTCCCAACCTACGAAAGCAAAGTGGCGCAGATAAAGCCCGTAAAGACTCCTACTCAGCTTTGGTATTGGGTAATTGGATGATGAATGTTGTTTTCGATATGGAATCAGATGACATATCAGATCAACAAAGCACCTTTACTCCAATGTTTATTTCTTAACTTTTAAAAGTTGAAAGTTAACTTTGAGGTGTAAGATAATTTGTATCTCATGTCTAAAAGAAAATATATTAAGCGCTCCGAATATTGGAAGAAATTCAATATTTCAGACCACCCTTCACAAGCAGGTGATAATACAGAAGAGGCTTCCCCTGAATTACTAGGCGAGCCGTTTTACACTTCAGATGCTTCTTATAGTAATACATCTGAGGCTAGACGACAAGGGGCATCAACTAGCGACTTCTCAGGCTCTAGGACTAATCGTGCCGCTTACACTAATTTGCACAATCGATATTCAAGTATCCGTTCAGGGCTACTGCCTTACGAATACTCTTCTGAAGGAGTTACCTGCAGAGATGCTATAGAACTTTGTCAAAAAGCTTATTGCAACGTAGCTGTATTCCGAAACGCAATAGATATTATGTCAGAGTTCACCAACACTGATATCTACTTAGAAGGTGGCTCTAAAAAAAGCAGAGAGTTCTTTTACGAGTGGTTTAAAAAAGTTAACATTATAGCCCTTAAAGATCAATATTTTAGAGAGTATTATCGTAGTGGTAATGTTTTCCTTTACCGTGTAGACGGAAAATTTAAAGCTGATGATTATGCTAGACTTATTAATCAAGTAGGTACGATTGGGACTTCTACTAATAAAATCCCTTTGAAATATATTTTGCTTAATCCATATGATGTCATAGCTAAGAGGGCAACGACTTTTACTTATGGAGGAGTATATCAGAAGGTCTTATCTGAATATGAGCTTGCTCGACTAGCCAATCCACAAACAGAAGAGGATATAGATATATTTAACGCTTTAGATGATGAAATAAAAGAGTCTATTAGGACAGGCTCCTTTAACAACAACGGTATTAGCATAGACCTAGATCCTCAGAGACTTTCTTTCTCTTTCTACAAGAAACAAGATTATGAGCCTTTTGCCATACCATTTGGATTCCCTGTGCTAGACGATATTAATGCAAAGCTTGAATTGAAGAAAATGGATCAATCCATTACTCGCACAGTAGAGAATGTTATTCTGCTTATTACTATGGGCGCAGATCCAGAAAAGGGAGGGGTTAACCCAAACAATATGACTGCTATGCAGAACCTATTCAAAAATGAAAGTGTGGGTAGGGTTTTAGTTTCTGACTATACCACAAAAGCTGAATTTATTATCCCTGAGTTAAATTTAGTTCTCGGCCCTGAGAAGTATCAGATTCTCAATGAGGATATTAAACAAGGTTTGCAAAATATTGTAGTTGGAGAAGAGAAGTTCAATGCTACCCAAGTAAAAGCTCAAATATTTATTGATAGGCTACAGGAGTCGCGTCATGGATTTTTAAATGATTTCTTAAACAAAGAGATAAAAAGGATTGCTAAAGATTTAGGTTTCCGCTCTTGGCCTGAAGCGAAAATGAAAGATATCGATATGAGGGACGAAGTACAACTAATGAGGGCTTCTACTCGGCTTATGGAGCTGGGTATCATTACTCCTAGACAAGGGATGGAAATGTTCCACAATGGAAAGTTCCCAGACCCCGATAAATTAGAGCCAGCTCAAAAAGAATTCCTTGAAGAGCGTGAAAAGGGTCACTTTAACCCTCTAGTCGGTGGAGTTCCTGTATTCGACCCTTCAGGCAGTTCATCAGGCCCAAGAAAAGAAAGCGGTAGGCCAGAGGGGACCACTGGTATTCCTCTAGCTAACGCTACTTACTCTAGGGCTAATATTCAAGATACAATCTATTCTATAGACAGTTTTATACATGACTCTAAGGCAAAAATGTCTTCTCATTTAAAAGTCGAAGAGCTTAGTCAAGCTCAAGAAGAGATGCTCTCTAACCTCTGCGAATCTATAGTTTGTTCACAGAATAAAGAATCTTGGGACGAAACCCTTGAATCATGTGTAAAAGATTTTAATAAAATAGAGGATTTAGATACTTTACGGGAGGTTTTAGATATATCATCTGAACATTCATTAGAGACTTATCCAGCAGCAATTCTATATCATAGCCATGAAAAATAATTTTGAGTATACAGAAAACGGTATCGAAGTTGATATCTCTGAAGCAATGCATTGCGGAGATAAAGACAAAGAAAGTCAATCTAAAAAAAAGAAATATTCTAGTTATGGTTCTCCAGATGTCGATAAACACTATTTTGATTCTAAGGACAAGGCTTTGGCTGATGCTAAGAAAATGGGGCTTACTGGCGTTCACTCGCATAAAGGGAAAGATGGAAAAGTTGTTTATATGGCTGGTCCCGATCACGCATCGTTTATGAAGAAGCATAAAGAGATGGTAAAAGAGACTGAAGCTGCCATGTCTCCAAAACAAAAAGCGGCTTTAGATAAAAATAAAGATGGTAAGGTAACTAAGGAGGATTTTAAACTTCTACGTAAAAAAGGTAAAAAGTCAGAGAGTAAAGAGGATAAATCTAAAAAAAGCTACGCTAACCTCTTAACTGACATAGCTAACAAAAAAGACTCTGAGTAAATATGGATTACAAATATACCGCGACTTTTGAAGCTCCGCTGTTATCTTGTGAGATAAACAAAGCTTCGTTGATATCAGAAGCTTCTCTAAAAAACTTAGAACCTCTTATACCAAAAGAAATAGACTACAATGAGAATGTAGATCTTATGGGTGTAGCTTTTAATGCTGCCGTCATAAATCAATTCAATAAGAATGGTGATGGTATGGATGCGGAAACCGCTGTCAAATACACCAATAAGTTTATTCATAAGCCAACTAATATTGAACATGATAAACAAAAAGTTGTAGGACACATTGTTTCAGCTGGTTACAGTGACTACAAATCTAGCGAACTTATAGAAGAAGAAACTGCGGCTTCTATGAAAGAGCCTTTCAATATAGCTTTGGGAGCTGTTTTATATAAGACTATAAACTCTAGTTTCACTAACTTAGTAGAGAAATCGCTAGACGAGAATAGCAAACAATTCCAAAAAGTCTCAGCGAGCTGGGAAGTTGGATTTAATGATTATGTTTTAGCTGTTGGAAGTGATGAATTGAGCAAAGCTAGGATAGTTTCTGATCCTGAAGAAATAGCAGAAATGCAGGGGTTTTTGAGGAGCTATGGAGGGAACGGAAAAACTGATAAGGGCGAGACTATCAATAGACTTATCAAGGGTGACATTTATCCACTAGGTATAGCTTACACCTTGAATCCAGCCGCAGATGTTAAGGGGTTATACTCTTCCCCCAAGGAAACTACAAAAGTTTTTATATCTGATAAAAGGGATAAAATTTCACAAAACAGTAATTTAAATGTAAACAACGAAAAGAACATTATTAATATGGAACTTGAAAAAACTCTAAACGAACTAAAGGATCTTCTTGGTGAGAAGAAATTCTCCAAAGAGGCGGTAGCTTCTATGACCGATACCTTTGCTGATGCAATCCGTCAACGGGACGAACAATACCGTAAGGATCTTGAAGCAGAGAAATTGGAGAAGGAAGAAAAAATCAAAGAATATGAAGACCTCAAAGCTTCGGTTGCAGAACTGGAAGCTAAATTTGGTGAAGCCAGTGAGCGTATCGTTTCCTTTGAGAATGAAAAGAAAGCTGAAGAAGCTGTTGCTTCGTTCAATACTCGTATGGATCAGATTGATGAGAAATTCGAACTTGATGACCAAGATCGTGAATTCCTCGCTTCTGAGCTTAAGGGTCTTGGAGATGAAGCTTCTTATGAGGCATTCGCTTCCAAACTCGATATTCTTTGGAAAACCAAAAATAAAGAGGTCCAAGAAGAGTTCAACTCTCAAATTCAAGCTCGTATTGATGAAGAAGTCGCTAAAAAACTTTCAACCGCTTCAACTGAAGAGGTTAAAATCGAAGACGCTCTCGACGCTGCTGAAGTTGTGGATGCAGAAGTATCCAACGCTAATGAAGCTGTAGCTTCCCAAGAGCCTTCACTGCGCGATAAGTTCGCATCAGCTTTCTCTCGCGAGAATATTCAAATTTCTTAGAAAACAAACAAAAAATAGATTATGGCATTACGAATTCTACCATTCAGACAATACTCTGACCACGATGTTGTGAACATGTACGCTGTCATTGGCAGTGATGTTCTCACAAGTACTACTGACACAGGCGCTGGCGATGCTGGCGTTTTCGTGAAGGTATCAGACGGTAACTTTGATAACGATCCTGTAACCTACCAGACGAACAGCTACTTGGGTAAAACCGATTATCCTTTCGTTGGTACTACAGATATGTATCCTGAAGTTAATCTCAAGATTACAGGTTCTACCTCGGGAGAAATCCCCTTGGGCATGACTTTGTATCAAACTGCAAAAAATGATGAGAACGGCGAAAAGCTGCTCTACAATCCACAGAAACAAGAAGAACTGCAAGCACTGCTTCCAGGACAAGCTGTCCCAGTTGCTACTAAAGGTATCTTCACTTTAGCTGCTGCGGCATTTGATGGACCAATCTCCTCTTACGCTCCAGGAAAAGGTATCAAGGCTTCAGCAATCACTGCTGGTAAAGTCACTGGCGCTCTTCGTGCTGATGGTCGTCAAGTTTTCGGTCACGTTCTTGGAACAGGAACTCGCACAAGCGTCGGACCTACCACTGATCAGTTTGCTGGCGATTACATCGTTGTATCTTTTGATTGTAACGGATAATTAGAAAGAATTTTATTATTATGAAAATTACTTTAAAACGTACCCCAGAACAAGTCGAGCTTGTGAAAGCTATGGCTTCCCGCAACCGCACTGTTGCACATGAGGCTCAAGTAGCTCTTGCTGATTTCATCGGACCAGTTTTGGCCGAGGTTCTCAACAATGCTCCTACTATCAGCACTCTCTTCCAGTCGCTTCAATTTGACGCTGACGACAATCCTAGCATCCCGCTTGACCTTTACTACGACATCTCTGATGAAGATTATGTCAAAGTATGGAGCCAAAGCCATGCTGGTGGACTTCCGAGTAACCAAGTGCTTCCTACAGCTTCCGAGCTGAAGCTTGCCACTTACACTCTTGATTCTGCTGTTGACTTTGATCGTCGTTACGCCGCTAAAAGCCGCATGGATGTTATCGGTAAGACTTTCTCCCGTGTTGCACAGGAGATTCTTCTTAAGCAGGAGCGTACATCCGCTTCCCTAGTCATGACTTCGCTTGCTAACGCAACCATTAAAACATCTCCACTCGCTGGAGATGCTCAGGTTTTCCGTTCTGCTCTTGCTGGTTCATTCCTTATTGATGACCTCAATAAGCTTATGACTCTTGCTAAGCGTATCAATACTTCATGGATCGGTGGAACTCCTACCTCTCGCACTCGCGGTATTACTGACCTTATCGTTTCTCCAGAGATTATCGGTAGCATTCGCTCTATGGCTTATAACCCTGTTAACACTCGCGGCGGTGACGGCGCAGGTGCAGCTGGTGACGCTTCAGATGCAATTGGTATCGCAGCTCCAGAATCACTTCGTGAAGATCTTTTCCGCAATGCTGGTCTTGATAGCTTCATGGGTCTTAACATTCTTGAGTTTAACGAGATGGGCAAAGGACAGAAGTTCAACACTATCTTTGATACTGCTGCAGGGAATACCTCCTTCGCTAAGTTCGATGGAACCAGCACAGCGGTATTTGACGGTGCTGCTAGTGAGATCGTCGTTGGAGTTGATCGCACTCGCGATTCCCTCATGCGCGTTGTTGCTACTGATCCAGATAGCAATAGCGAGATGAACTTGATTGCAGATGACCAATACAGTGTTCGTCAGAACAAGATTGGTTACTACGGTCAAATCGAAGAAGGTCGTGTTGTCCTTGACAACCGTGTACTCCTTGGATGTATCGTCTAAGCTAGACTTAACACTTATAAAGAGAGCCACTCCTTCGGGGGTGGCTTTTTTTTGTAATTTTTTTATTTAGTGTATATAATACTGTATGGCTGACGAAGAAAACAAAGAAGAGAATGGAATGCCTTTCAATGAGGTGACTACTGGGCAAGAGATTCCCCCTAAGAAGGGTTTGTTGGAGGAGTTAGATGAGCTTAGAGCGAATGGCCAGACTAGCACAGCTAGATATCAAGAGGTAATGAAAGAGGTGGAAGTTATCTTCGGAACAGGGGAAACCAATAGTTTTGGCACTAATGATATTAATATTCTTAAAGAGAAGCTAAACAAAATGAGTAAGGCAGATCTCCAAGCTTTCTCTCGTAAGGTAGGAGTCAATCCATACTACGAAAAAGGCGCTGTCCATGACAATATTATCAAGGAGTTCAATAGGTATAATAGTAGAGGGAATATCGCTACTGCTCCCCAACCAGTCCCAGCTATGGAACTAGACCCTAATGATCCTAAACATAAAGAAGTTCTTGATTGGTTAAATCAATAAAGATGGTGTAATACACTATATGCCGAATGTATTAGAAGACCTCGCTTCAGGGATTGTCACCACGGAATTTGATGGTGATACAGGGATAGCTACAGTCGCTAGTGTTAGCGGGTGGCTTTATGAGAACTTAGGACAAGTCAATTCTTACCTCTATACAAACTTTAGTGGAGATAACGCCACAGGGACATATGGATTTATGGATATTGAAGCTCAGAACGTCCTCAAAGAGCTATACCTTTCTAATTACTACAATAAAGAGGCTAGGAACGCCCTCAGAGGCATTACTAAGTCATCTGTGAGTGGAGACAACGTTTTGTCCCTAAGAGACGGTGAGAGCGCTGTGACGTTCATTAACCGTAATGAGGTATCTAAAGTCTATCGAGGGTTAGCTAACGACTGTATGGATAAGGTCACTCAAATGGCAGCTCAATACAACATCTACCAAGCCCAACCTAGACAGTTGGGTGGTATAGATGCTAGTGGAATAGGTGTGGTTTACACCTAGATTACTTACCTTGTAGGATAGCCTTCTGCTTAAGGTATTCGGCACGAATAGCATCATCCTGTTCGGGATGAGCTTTACGGGCTGCTACAAACTCCTTCTTCAGATCTCCAAGAGTCTTAGCTGTAGGTTTTAAGGCTTCTGCCTTTTTAGGGGCTTCCACCTTTTTTTCTACAGCCTTCTTCGGTTCCGCTTTCTTTTTTGAATCACTCATTTTATTATGCGTCTGGGTGTGTGTCAAACCAATCTTTACCGTCATTAAACACCCTATTTTTACGCCTCATAGGGACATTCGGGTCATTTAATTTGCCAGTAAAAGTTTTTTTGTTTTTATCGGTTACCTTCTCCTCCTCAAAAGAGTAGAAGAATTTTTTTTCTGTTTTTTTATCTTTATCAGACATACTAAACTGTAAAAACGTGATTTGCGCCTATACCACTCATAAATACTCCGTTATCGGTATCATTAGGACCGCCAATTTGAGTGGAGAAAGTAAGGTCTACGGTTTTATTGGACCCAATACTAGAAGAGAAAGATTGACTATCTATTCTTACACCTTTTAGTGTGTATTTAATAGCGTCATTCCCTTTTTGATCCTTAACAGTAATGCTAGCTGATTGAGTGCCAGAATTCAGTATGCTTGCTAAGTTTTGGGCGTGGGCATTAGCTACAATCGCGCTGACATTCAATGTTGCACTTACAGGGAAATCAACTTCTCTCGCAAATGGGAATCGACTACCAAGTCTATCAATAGGAGTCCTTGAAAGGGGGAGGGAGATAGAAGCACTTTGGACATGAGCGCCGTCTGCACCATCTAGTTTTACTAGAGATTCTCCTTCGACATCGGCTAGAGATAAGGTTACATCTCCTGGGCGTAATGCGGTAATTGATGGGTCACCCAATTTCCCTGTGATCCCTCCATCTTCTGTTGGATTTGGGAGAGTGATAAAAGTAATTCCTGTAGTACCTGATTCCTGATTTATTGCAGGAGTAGGGATGGCACCACCCACAGCACTGATGGCCGAGTTCATATTAGCCCCCTCAACTGTAACATTTACAGTGGGTAAAGAGCCTACAGAAAGATCAACGCTATAATCACTAAGGTAGCAATTACCTACACCAAGGACAGTATCATTTCCGTTAAGAACGTCCCCAGTACCCGCTTTATTCAAATCTTCACCATCAGGAGAAGTTACAATAAAGAAATTAACTCCAGAACTAGAAGTTAATTGCCCAGAAGCGAAGTTTCCCTGATCAAAAGCTGCCCCCGTGGTACTTCTCTGTGACCCAGCTCCAGTACCAGAATTTTGCACGAAAAAGCCCAAAGCTCTTTCGTTAAATCCATCTGTAAGATAATAACTAAAGTCAAGGCTAACAGTGGGTGGATCAAGAACCAACGAGTCAATCCTAGCTAAGTCTCCGAATTGGTTAACATCTTGACGATTAATCGTGAAGCTATAGTTAGCACTTTGGACACGGCCTAATTGTTCGTGGTCTGCTATTCCTCCAAGGCTAGCGTCTTTTCCGACAAACAAGCCTTCTGATTGGTAAATTACTCTGTTTCTTGACATAATTAAAGATTCTTTATTTTGTTTACAGTTTTAATATTAAAATATGAAATTTATTGGAAGCGATATCTATATTGTTCTATGTCGAAATCGACAAATCCGACATAAAGCTCATTCGCAAGGACATTTCTGGTCCTATCTGTTAGTTTTGAGGTTCTAACTTTCTCTATACAGAACTTAGTTTCCCCTTTGTAGTCTTCCGCTAAGCCTGTGTAGTTAAAGCTCCCCCCTTTTAGATCTCCAAGTTCTGTGATTGGGTAACCTGACATTGGTATAGCCGCAATTACCTCATCGACTGAATCCATAAAGATAGACATGACTCCATCTAATTGGTAAGTATCCTCTGCGAGAACAACGGCTTTAGCTTGGACTTTTGTCTCTTGCATACCTCCAAGAGCAAATGGGCTATTCTCTGCTTGAGAAACAGACAGGAAAATAGCAGGGACTACGTCATCATAAGGCTCAATATACGTGAGTGGGCCAGACGGGAGTCTTGAATTAACAGTGTATTTGTTTTCTACTATTAAGTCATCTTCGGTATCATTAGTGAGATAAACATTAAAATCTTTTACCGCGAACTCCCCTGTAACAGTCATACTAGTATCACTACCAGAGAATAAAGCTCTGCCATTTTCAAAATCGAAAACCACACCGTCATCTCGACCTGATGTGCCAGCCCCTACTACTGAAACCCCTGTAGGTATAATAGCTCCAGAAATTGATGAATCTGTTACCCATTGTTTATAAGGGCTTCCATAAGCCACATATCTAGAATCTAATCTGGGGTCAGCATAATTAAATAGCTCTCCAGTCTTATTGCTGTAAGCTTCACCTTTTTTAAGTAAGAAATTATCAAACCACAAAAAGAAAGATGAGGTTAGTTTGTGTTGGAATTGTTCAATCATTTCAAGTTTTCAAATCGTTTTCGGTATCTTTTAATCAAAGAAGATATATAAGGTCTATTTTGAAATCTACCGCTTCTGACTTTCTTTACACGGCTTTGGATAGCTGCCCCCGATCTTCCGTCACTTTTTCTTAATAAATATCCTAACCCTGACAAACCTCTTTCTATACCTTCAGCCCAACTCCTCCCAGAAGCCCAAGGTAAAGGTGTGACCATGAATATATCTTCTGCTGTAGGTAAAGACACTTCAAATTCAACTCCTATGCCTCTTTGTCTTATTTCTTGTTTGTAAATTATTTGAGTCCCCTCTAGCAATTGTAAGATGGGAGATATTGGCTGCTCTCCAGAATTAAAACCTATAAATGCAAATAAATTACTAATACCACCAAGAGTACCACTGACGTTTGATGCTCCAGCTCCTTCTAGCAGTTCTATAGTTACAGGATCAGTCAAGAACTCTTTGATCATTTCATTTTTTAGATCTTTGAATTTCTTGTTTATGTCCTTTTCGAAGTCTCTTCTTAGAGCTTTTGGGGCTTGCCTTTTTAAAGCATTCTGGACATCTATAGGGAGTTTTGCCATCTATTCAGTTGGGCTTAGAACGAAGGTGTAGAATTGATTAGAGGTGAAACCTCTAGGCGTACCGTCACTTTCTATTATAAACATTGTGCCATCAAACTCAACTCTACGGGCTTCACTGAGATAGTTGTATCCATCTACTTTAACCACTATTCTTACTGTACCATCAGATACTACCACTTTGTTTTGAGTGCCAGCTTGATCTGCTGGGCCATCATCTGTCAAATACGATGTATCCATGTCATCGTAATATATCCGAGCTTGAAAAGTCTGAGATTCCGTGGAATATTCAACTGAACTGTCAGAACCAGTATTAGTTCTTCCATACAAAGAGTTCCAAGAGCTATTAGAAGCTATGAGGGTTTTCTTAGCATTCTTATAAACTGTTATAGTTCGCGCAAATGTAGTATGTAAAGTGTCAGCTAAGTTCTGAACTTTTGTTATTTGGTCGCTTGATAAAAAACCTGCCATGTTGATTTTTACACTATTATTTATATAATAAGATAGGTTTAAGGATGAACGCTAAAAAAAATTTGGAAAAGCTGTCTAATGATGAGATCTCTAGGCTTTTTAAGATGATGCTAATGTTGGTCGAAGATATGAAGAAAGACCATGATTTTCATTATGAGAAGCTTTATAAGAATATCCCGAAGAAGTATCACCCGATTATAGATACCGCAGATCACTTTACCCCTGATAAGGCTGATTGGATTCGAAAAAGAATTTTAGATTGCGGTAATGAATCTATTAGAAATTTGTGTTCAAGAATCGATAATTATCAGGTAAGTTTTACATTTAAATAAGGAAAAAGGTTATGGCATTTAAAGAATTATATTCATTCACTATTGAAGAAGAAAAAGAAGTCGAAAAAACTTCTAAAAGAAAAAACAAGAAGACTGGAGAGGAGACCACTGTCACTAAAAAAGTGAAGCAAAAAGTCCCGATTCAAATTTCTATTAAACGCCCTTCCCGTAGAGAACTGGAAGAAGCTGAGCTGGAATACTCTGTGGAGATGAGCCGCTGTGTTAAAAAAGGTATTTTGACTAAGGCTATGCTATATAAAAAATACAGTGATACTGGCGGTGTCTGGACTGAAGACGAGGCTAAAGATTATGGGGTTCTTTATAAAGAAACCTTTGAAATTCAAAATAAGTATGTTCGTCTAGAGACTATTGAAAAAAAGACTGATGCTCAACTAAAAGAGCTGGACCAGTTAAAGACTGACCTAGCAGAGATTAGGCGCAAGCTCGTAGATGCTGAGACTTCGATGGAAAGCTTGTTTAACCATACCGCTGATAATAAAGCTCAAAACAGACTACTTCTTTGGTATACACTTATGCTTACAAACATCAAGGCTGATGCTGATGGGGAGTTCGCTCCTTATTTTCAAGGTAAGGATTTTGATGAAAAAATTGAAGATTACTACAAGAAAGAGGACGAGGCTTCTGCATTTTACTCAGACGTTGTAAAAAAAGTTACCACGGTCTTAGCTTTCTGGTTCTTTAACCAAGCATCTTCTCCTGACGAATTTAATAAGCTTATTGAAGATGTCGAAAAAGGTGAGGTTTGAAGGATGAGTTCTATATCTCTTTAATAGGGGAAGCTTTTGATGGCTATACAGAGGCATCTTTAGGTGATAGTATTGTTTATATTAAACATGTAAATATTAGAGACCAAAGATATCTCCACAAATACTTCGAAAAATATAAAGATGTAGCCCTAAAAAGGGGTCTTGATACAGAGGCTGAGAGAATAAAATACGTCTTAGAAGAGAAGCTCTGGGAAGAGAAAGATGATATGAAAATCGCTTCTCTTGAAGGCGAGATTACAAATCTAAAAAACACTGTCAATCAACTCCTGCTAGCCTCTCAAAGAGAAGAGTATAATAAGATTATACTGGAGAGAGCTGAAGAATTATACGAATTAAAGAAAAGCCGTTCTGAAGTCGTTGGAAAAACTGCAGAAGATTATGGTACTGGGAGGAGTTCAGATGAATTATTAAGATTTTTATTGTTTAAAGATAAAGATTTAACACAGAACCTCTATACAGAGGATGAATTTTCAGAATTAGAAGGTTGGGAAATAAAACAATTAACTGACTTACATCTAGATATACAATCTAGATTAGCTGATGACCAGATACAAAAGGCTGTTCTACGACCATTCTTTAGTATGTATCTATCTCTTTGTGAAGATGCTTACGGATTCTACCAGAAACCTGTAACAGAACTCACTATATATCAACTACGGGTAGTATTGTTTGGTAGGATGTTCTTCAACATCTTTCAACATACAGAAGATATACCTGATAACATCCGAGATGACCCAGAAAAATTGCTAGCATACTCTCAGAGTAAATCTAGCGGTAACACAGGTGGAATTAGAGATGACGCTGATAGCTCTGTTGTGTTCGGTGCTACCAATCAAGATGTAAAAGAACTCGGTGGGGAGAAAGCTGTTTCTCTTTCCGAAGAAGCTGAAAAGCACGGTGGTCAACTAGATATGACACAAATGATGCGATTAGCTGGGCATGATGTGTAAATCTTTGTGTAATTACATTAAAGGTTAACGGATATGCCAGTAAAAATACCAGTAGTACAAACAGGATTAGAAGCCAGCATCGAGGCGGCAGCTAAAAAAGCAGGTAGAAACCTCAAGATAAATATGGGCGGAAACGCCAAAAGTATCGAAGGGTTATCTCAACCTTTAGGACGAATTACTGGTAAGGCCGATCAGTTTACTAAATCTATGGAAGCCGCTAATGCTCGCGTGTTAGCTTTCGGAGCTTCTGTAGGCATTCTATCTTCTGTCACAAGAGGGTTCCAAGATCTCATCAGGGTGACTATTGATGTAGAAAAATCTTTAACTAGTATTAATTCTATTTTAAATGTCACAGCCAAAGAATTAGATTCTTTTAAAAGTACTATCTTTAGTGTTGCTAAAAACACAGAGCAGTCTTTTGGTGTAGTAGCTGAAGCTGCTTTGGAATTAAGCCGTCAGGGTTTAAAAGCTTCAGAGGTCACTAACCGATTAAACGATTCTTTGATTTTAAGTCGTCTATCTGGATTAGGAGCTTCTGAAGCTGTTGCGGGTTTAACAGCGGCTATAAACTCTTTTAATAAATCTGGAATTACAAGTTCTGAAGTTCTTAATAAGTTGTCAGCCGCCGCTGTTTCTGCTGCTGTATCTGAGAAAGATCTTATTGAAGGTATTAAGCGTTCAGGATCAGTTGCTACTCAAGCTGGTGTTTCATTCGACGAATTGGTTGGTGTGATTACAGCTGTCCAAGCTAAAACTGCGCGAGGTGGAGCGGTTATTGGTAACTCCTTCAAAACGATATTCACCAGAATACAATCTATAGACAAGCTGCGAACTATGCAGAATTTGGGTGTAGAAGTCACAGACGCTTCTGGACAAGTTCTCGGGGCTACAAAATTAATTCAAAATTTAGCTAAATCTTTAGAAGCGGTTCCAGATGCGCGAAAATTGCAGATAGCTGAAGGTTTGGTTGGAAAATTTCAGGTAGCTCCATTCTTAGCTATACTCGATGATTACAGTTCTAAGACTTCCAAAGCTATAGAGGTAACTAAGGTATCTCAAGGAGCTTTTTCAGAAGCTTATAATCGAAATGAAGCTCAGAACGTGACTCTTTCTGCAGCTATCAATAGAACAACTGTAAGTGTCGCTCAATTAGCGGAAGCATTAGGCAAGATTGGTGTCACTGACAACCTTAAATCTATGCTTGGTTTCTTTACTACTGTTGTAGACGAGATACAAGAGATTTTGGACGGAGACGGTGTGGGGAGTAAATTTGCTAAAGGTATCGTCGCGGGTATAGGAAATATTATTACTGGACCTGCATTCGCTGTATTCGCTGCTGTTATTGGTAAACTCGTAATTGATTTAGTTCGATTCGGGGCTGGATCTCTTAAGACATTTTTCGGTTTAAATAAAGCTGCAAAAGAGCAAGCTACTCTACAAGGACAGATCGCCTCTACTCTTTTAGGTAATTCTAATATACAGAAAAAGATTCTATCCATCGAAAATAGTACTCTAAGTGTAGAGCAAAAAAGAGTAGCTCAAACAGCATTCTTTACTACAGCTTTAAATGAGCAAGTGGCTATAATGACTAGGATGCAAGGTATTGCAGCAAAGATAGCTCCTGGAGTTATGCGTGGCACTGGAGGAGGTAAAGGTCGCGCTGCTGGAGGATTTATTCCAAATTACAATGCTATTGTTGGTTATGGGTCAGAAAGCTCAGATATTAGTAAGGGTGTAGGAGGCGCTCCTTCTTCAGCGAGACCAGTAACTATACCCAACTTTAATTTTGGAGGCGGACAAAAAGGAACTATGGTCGCTAATAGTAGCGAATTTATAGTACCTAATTATGCTGGAGGAGACGGGTCAGCTATCTTTAATCAAGATATGGCTGCTTCTATAGGTCTTCCTCCAAGAGCTAGGAAGATTGGTGCAGCTGGGGGTTATATACCTAACTTCGTTAATGAAGAAGAAAGCCTAGTAATGTTCGCGGGTAATAGAGGGGTAGATAAAAAAAGAGATTTTTTTGTTGGTAAAAGAGGTAAAGAAACTATGGCTTATTCATCGATGGCTGCGGCGCAGAAGGCGAAGTTGAGTAAAAACAGTATTAAGTCTATCCGTGTCCCTGTATACAAGCTAAACCAAAAAGAAGGCGACAAGAAGCCATTGTCTATAAAAAAAATCAGGAAAAGATTATCAACGTCGTCTACTGATACGGCGATGAAATTTGCTAAAAGCTTAGCTCCAAAAAGTGATATACCTAACATCAGCAAGAATAAATTAAAAAACTTGTTTAACCCAGGATCTTTTGAAGGGATGGCGGGAAGTATTTTCGAAGTGGCTTTAAGTGGAGTTTTGGGCAGTAGCCAATTCAAGGACTACTCAAGTAGGACTTCTAATTCTAGAATAGATTTACCTTACGACAAAGGGCTTTTCGACATGTTTGGCACTAAAGGTAAGGGAATAATGGGGTCAGAAGTTAAAGCTACAGCTTCTTTAGCGAAGAGTGCAGCTATAAAATTTTATGATATACTCGTCGGTGGTCAGGGGGTAGCTCAATATAAAGAAAAAATTCCTGTTTATGATAAAAATGGGAAAATAATCAAAGGGAAGTTCGAGACAACTCAATTCGGCGCTCAAGTTAAGAAGAGCGAAATAGGAAATAGAATGACTGGGATTGTAGGCCCAAACGGTGGACAAGTAGGATTTGTGAAGCTTCAACAAATGTTGGGGGGCAGAGTAACTGTCGGGGGATTAAGAAATTTGAGAACGCAACAGGGTCTCCCTAATTTTGCTGGAGGATACATGCCAAATTTTGCTGGCGGGTTACAAGATGCGATAGGAAGAGAAAAAGCCGCTGGCTTACCAATAAATCAGATTCGCATAAACCAAGATTCAAAACTCAGAAATTCTGGTAACCCAATGGGGTTAGCCGTCACTAACACTAGAGACGAACCTACTGGGGCTATACCTAACTTTGCTAAGGGATCAAAGGGATCTACTGGAAATGATGGCGGCGCAATTAGTGGAGATTTTCTTACTAAGTTATTTGCGGTACAAATAGGTATGTCTGCTCTTAGTGGGGTATTGGGAGAAGTAACCGACAAAAATAAAGCTGTCTCTGCAAGCTTGACGGCTTTAAATGTAGTGATTAGCGCAGCTATGACGGCGCAAGCTTTTGGTGGATTTGCTAAAACTGCCCGTGGGATAGGAAGTTTTGCTACAGGGGGGTTTGGAAAGAGTGTTATGGGCAGAGGCCAAGGAATAGTAGACTCTGGGGTAAGAAACATGGCAACAGCTCAAACTTTGAAGGGTCGTGGTTTTACTGGCCTTGGGGGAAATTTGTCTGTTAGGAAAGGTGTAGGTTTACAAGTAACAGGAGCTTTGACAAAAGTAGGTGGAGCGCTTTTAAGATTTGCTGGACCAGTAGGAGCTGCTGCGACTGCTGCATTCGCAGTCAGTAAAGCTATGGATTATATCAGTGGGAGAACTGAGCAAGCCGCTGATATGCAAGAGGAATTAGCAGATAGCGCTGCCTCGGCTTCTAAAAAATTATCTTCATTAAAAATACCACAGGAGTTTAAAGAAAGAAATAGAGACAGAGCAAACAAGAGATCTAAATTAGAAGGAGAGCAGCTTGGTATAGGGATGGACGCTGAAAGAGGGTCGATTTTCAGCATGAAGGGACTTAAAGATATAGGTCTAGCTGTCAATCCATTAACTGCTATGTTTGGTGGAACGAAGGGGCTAGTAAATAGATTTGGAGGAAACATAAAAGGTACTCAAGATGACAAATTTGAAGCTAGTTTCCAAGAATCCATAAGACAGGCTTTAGAAGCGGGAGTTTCTAATAACGTTCTAAACGAAGCTCGAAATACCTTGGAAGATACAAGAGGGGAAGGCGAACAATTTGATTCCGATGCTATTGAGGATTTTGTAGAGACTTTGGCAACCGCGAGGGCGAACCTCGATGTTCAAAAAAGCGCGAACCTAGTAAGTGCAAAATTAACTCCTGAACAAATTCGAAACATCATTAATGTAGATAGGGCGACAAAAGAGGCAGAAGATAGCGGTCTAGATTTACCTGATGAAGTAAAAGCACAAAGAAAACAAAATAAATCGGATATCTTAGGGGCGCGGAAGGGTGTCCAAGGTGCTAATTTAGCAGATGAAGAACTTTTACGAGCAGCAGTAAGAGAAAAGGTTTTGAGTCAAGGGACCAAAATTCAAAGAATAGATAAGATCAGAGGGGATTTAGCCAAGGAAGAATTAAAATCTGCTATAGATATAGCAAAATTAAGAGCTACAGAACTATCTAAAGAAGAAAAGTTAATGGCTAATGATAAATTTAGAAAAAATTTAACAGCTATTAAAAAAGCGGAGTTGGCAGAAACAATTGCCTTACAAAAAATAGACCTTAACACAAATAAGCAAATTGCAGATTCAATCAAAAGTAGGATTAATTCTCTAGAATCTGTAGATTTCAATGAAGAAGAACAAGCTGCATTAAAAGAAAAAATTAACGGCCTCACTCTAGAACAATTGACTGCAGAAGGAAAAGTCCAAGAACTCATCAATGAAACTCTAGGTTTAGACGGGAAGAAAAAAGATGAAAAACAGGAGTTGATTAAATTGTTGAATAAGGAGGTAAGCAGGACGAGAGAGCTAGGTAGAGAGCAAAAAAAACTCGAAACAGACAAAAGGGAACCCGAAAAACAAGGGGTGTCGGCTGCGAGTCGATTGAGTAATCAAGTAGACTCTCAAATTACTGAAATTGAAAGAGCTAGAATTAGGAGAAAAATATCACAGAAAGAGAGAGAGACAGAACTTAGAGTAGACAGGGCTAAGGTAAATCCAAATTTATCTCCTACAGAAGCATTTAGAAAAGAAACTGAGTTTCTCTCTCAGGAGCAGGAGAATGCAGAGTTAGATGCGACGAGAAACCTCTTGGATGAAACGAAAAAATCTTTGATAAATATGAAAGAAACAGCTCCAGCCGACCTCGCGGATGATATCGATTTATTAGTAACAGCTCTCAATGATTTGGGGGTAAGCGGTTTGGGTAAAGTTGCAGAATTCTTTAAATTGATGGGAGAAGGAACTAAACCTCAAGTAAGTGAAGTAGGTGGTAAAGTGTTTGTCCAACAAGATATGAAAACGGGGGTAGAAACTGTACCTGATCCAGCTCGAAAGGCAAGTAGAGCTGAAGGTGAAAAATTGCTCGAAGGTCGAGTCGATTTAGAGATTCGTGAAATGGAAGGGGAAACTTTAAAAAGAGTCAGAGGCGAGCAAGAAAAATACATCGAAGGATTTAAAACCTATAATGACCTTCTAACAAATTTCACTCGCGATCTGAGACAGTCTGCAGAAGGATTAAAACTAGATCTTTTGATGGTTAGAGATGGATCTAGCGCTATCTCTAATATAGATGAACAATTATTCACAAAATCTGCACAAGCTGGTGGAGCAGGAGCTACGGCCAGAGCTTCAGATCAAGTAGCTCTAAGGGGAGCGACAGATAAAATTACATTAGCGAGAACTAGTGCAGAGCGGAGAGCCGCAATAAAGAATAAAGATATACTTGCTAAAGAATTAGCTCTTAAAACAGAAATAGCCGTAAAACAAGAAGATGGCATAACTAAAGAAAAAGATCTTATAGGTCTTAGGGCGCAGCTCATAGAGTTAGAGAAACAGAGATTAGCCATCGGTACATCAAGAGCTGAATTGTTTGAAAATGAATTTAACTTTACCGCAGAAGAAATACAAGAAGGTTTAGATAGGGCTTTGGTGCAAAATGCTAGAACATTTGTAGATACAATCAGTGATGGTTTAGTAGATGCTATAGCTAAAGGTCAAGACTTAGGTGATGTGTTGAAACAGGCTGCTTCGAACTTCTTCCTTGGAGAAGCTAAAAGTAATATGTCTGCTGCGTTTAAGAACATTACAGGGAACTTCTTCGCTTCTGGTGGGCCAGTCACTGGAGGTTCAGGATCTAAAGACGATGTGCCAGCTTTGCTTATGGGTGGAGAATTCGTGATGAAAAAAAGTGCTGTTCAGAAATACGGTTCTGGATTTATGAACTCTTTGAACTCGGGTAACATACCAGCTATGGCTAGAGGAGGATTGTTTACCCCAGGAACTTATGGCCAAGGAGCTATGAAGGGTTCGCGTAATCTATTAGATTTTGCAACACAATCATTCACTACAGGAGCTTCTGATAGATTTGGTTCTGGTTCAGGCTTCGCCTCTATAGGTTTAGAGCCTCAGAGCGCCGCTCTGACGATGTTTGGCCGTAGAAACAGTCCAGCATTCCAAAGAGAGCAAGCCTCCAAGCAAAAAGCGTTTGGCCTGTTTACTAGGCAGATGGAAAAAGAAAAAGCAGCGAGAGAAAAAGGTAGTGGATTCTCTGAAATTTTGAAGAATTCCCTATTGTCATTTGGGGCCAGCTTTGGATTCAAAAAACTTACGGATGTGTTTGGTCCAAAAGTAGACATTTCGAAAGTAGGCGAGGGGTTAGATATGCCTAAAAAGATTCGATACGCTGATGAAAGGCCATATGCTACAGGCGGATATGTCCCTAATGCAGCTGGGGTAGACACTATCCCATCCATGTTATCTGGTGGCGAGTTCGTCATGAATGCTGCCGCCACTCAGAAAATTGGTAGGGGTAATTTAAACGCTCTTAATTCAGGCTCTGGTGGAGGATCTGGAGATGTAGTAGGTAAACTAGATGAGCTTATTTCTGTTTCTGATAATTCAGGAGAGACTGTGATTAATATTACCGTAAACTCTGATGGTTCATCTAATTCTCAAGGTAATGGAGACGATCAACAAAATTCATTAGCGACGAAAATAAAAGATGTGGTTAAACAAGTGATTGATGACGAAAAAAGACTGGGGGGATCACTAAGACAAGCTAGAGCATAATGTACGGAACAACACTAAATTACGATTGTCACTTCTTTATCGCTGGGGCAGATGGAAGCCCTAGCGCTAGAGAGCTTTCGGGGGTCAATAGTCTTGACATAGGCTATTCTAATAGCAGTAATGTTACAAAGCCTTTGGGGTCAATCCGTGGTGTGACCACAGTAGGAGGAGCTACAAGTCAAACGGTTTCCTTTTCGAGGAATCTCATGTATGAAGACCCCATCCTAGCTTTCACGGGAGAATCCGAGGCTATGAAGGGGAGTTTTAATTATAAAAATAATACTTCTTATGGATTTAATAGTGGGTATTTAACTTCTTATTCTGTTAATTGCGCTGTAGGCTCGATACCCAAAGTGAATACATCTTTTGTTGTTTACGATGAAATGAAGAGTGGGATTAATGCTACTGGCTCAGTAACAACCCCTATTTATATTCCAAGCCAAGGATCTATAAGTGCTACTTGTGATAATAGTACTAGTAATAGAATTATTGGATTTGATTATTCTTTAACAATTAATAAAATACCTTATTACACTATAGGTTCCGAAACTCCAGTAGAAGTGAAACATATCAATCCTATTGAATATACCGCTTCTGTGCAAATGGAAGTCGATGATACTTTCCTGAAGAGCGGTTTTAATTTCTTAGATGAGAGAGAAGATAAGACTGTAAGTTTTTCACTATCATCTAGAGATGGAGATGCAATTCAACAGCTATCGATACCTAACGCATCGCTTGTTTCTGAACAATTGAGTAGTAGTTCAGATGGGTCTGTAAGATTAACCCTTAACTATATTGGACACTCATGAGTGAAGACTTATTTTACAACAGGGATCGCAACATAAGCGGTATAGCCTCGCCTTCAGAACTAGCAGGTCTTGGCCTTACGCCAGTTTATGGATCTACCGTAGAATTCGAAGCTAAGAATCATAGTTATGTCACTGATGATTTTTATTATAATTTAATACCTCTTTCTGTCGATAGTTTAGTAGCTAGGTTTTCCTTAAAGTATCAAGTCAATGAGACTAATGCTAGAAAGCTAGCTAACTTTTTCGAAGCTCAATCTGGGTATCTACCTATAGAATTTAAACCCGACAACTCGGGTATTTACAAAACTGTTTCGGGGTTCTGCGATAATTATGCTATTAATTTTATTAATAATCAACACTTCGAAGTAGCAACTAGTTTGACTGTGGATCATGCTCCTACTTTATTGAAGTGGTCTGGTATGGGTTGCTTCCCAAACTTAACCTTTGATGATTATAATTATTCTGAGGCTTATGAAGAATACGACATCGTTTATACAGGTGTGAACCAAAACAAGTTGGATAACTTTTATTATTGCACAGGAGATCATACATCTACGCAATCTAACTCTCCAACAGGAGCGACATCAATGTGGACGCAAGATTTCTTTTTTGAGCCTGATATCGGTACTCAAAACAATGTTGAAATTAAAGCTGATAAGCTAGAATATAAAAACTCTTTCACTCAGAGATTAAAGACTAACGATAATATCGCTACATTCGATATGAATTATAGTTTTAATAATATCTCTGACAAACAATTAAAAACAATGCTCCACTTCTTAGAGAATAAAGGTGGTTATCGTAGATTCAAACATCAAATTCCTTCTGTTTACAACAGACCAAAAGTATACTATAGCCCTAAGTGGACTCATACATGGAACTACGTTAATTCTAATACTCTTAGTGTAGAACTAAAAGAAGACCCTATGGGCGTAATTCCAACAGGAACATAAAATGGCGAGAAATATTGTAAAAAGTTATAATTCTGTAGTAGCTACTTCAGAATCTACTGTGGCTTTCAGCACTGCGGATCAATCCTTGTTATTACACAAAATAACACAGGGTTTAGAATATTCTATAGGATATGAAAGACAGAAGTCGAAGCAAATTGGCTCTCAAGATTTTTCTACTAATGATATTTTTCGACAGCCAGATGTATCATTAAATATTACATATATTCCTGAACCTAGTTTTGCTAATGAAGTTCAAGGAAGATTTATTAGCACAAAACCCAATTCTTCATTTAAAAACTTTTTCGACACCAACGAACAGGATTCTACAAATTTTTTTGTGTTGATAACAGAAAATGCAGAAGATGCTTTTTTAGATAAAATAGAATTTTTGACCGCTGGAGGTCAAAATTTTAATGGCGATGACGCTATTGCTTTTGGTAATTGTTTCGCTACCTCTTATGGTTTAAGTTATTCTGTAGGTTCCTTACCATCAGTTAGCACTCAATACATATGCTCTAATACAGTATTTGATAAATTAACTGGCACATCTATGCAGTCTCCAGCCATAAATTTAACTGGAGGTAATAATGACAATGTGGGAAGAACAAGGTTTAATTTCAATATAGAATCAAGTAGCGCGAGTTTAGAAAAGGCTCCTCCTATAGT